AATGTCTGAGCAAGAGGATCATAAAACTCTGTTGTAATAGTATCAACATTGATGGTATTTACACTGAATCCAATATTAGCAGTCAAGTTAATATTATTAACTGTGTTTGTTGTTGTGACTTCATTCTGCCATCTTTCAACAGTACCATTAGAAACATAATTTACCTCTGCAAAAGATATATCACTACTGCCTGGCAAACCAGGATCATTGTTAATATCAGATGATAATTTAAATGTTTTTGTTCCAGTTTCAACTTTTACATTTGGTCCTGGTGGTTTTGAGTTTGGATCTTTTAAGAAAAATGTTCCTAAAACATCACCACTGCCATCTGCAATTAATCTCACATCTTTTACATATGCCACAGCTCCACTTGTCTTACCAACAAGTTTCATATCCTTCTTAACATATCCAGAGTAATTTCCCTCTGCCTCCTCTGCTAACGCCTCAGTATCGACATTTAATATAGTTGATGTCTGACTGTATATTAATGGTAATGCCTCTGCTGTGCCTCCTGCAGGAACCTTAGAATAAGGATTTGATAAGTAGGTGGTTGTCGGATCATCGAACTTACCTCTCTTATGATTTGGTTGAGCAACTCTGAATCTCAATCTTGTATCATTTCCAATTGTACCAACAACTGTTTCACCTATTTGGAAAACACCATCTGATCCATCAATACCACTTGAATTTTTAATTTCGATTAATTTTGGAACTAAGTCAACACCCTTCTTATTATCTAAGAAATGATAGTAACGAGTTTTTGGTTTTAAGTTTGATGCAACAAATTCTGTATTTCTTGATCTCATAAATGAGTCAACATCAGAAGAAATTAATACGTTTCTTACTGAAACATCTGTAGTAGTGAATGTGTTTCTTGTTGTTTGATTAATATTAACATCTCTCTGCCTACCAGCACGAACTCGTGTACTTGTAGTAGTTGTGCCTCTTCTACGACCATCTGGAATTCTTCTGTTTATATTTCTTCTGTTAACATCAGCAAAATTAAAACTACTTAAATCAATGTTTTGATTCAAATCAACCTCATTATTGCGAGTTGTTGTTATATTTCTATCCTCTAACTGAACTGTTCTTGTCCAAACATCATTTGTTGGATCTAAAACAATATTTCCAGTATAAACTACAACATGGAATGGGTTAACATTTTCTACAGTTGTAGCAAATGATTGCTCTAACCAATCAACTTCATCATATTTTAAAGTAATTGCTCTTCCGGTTTTTTGTAAATTTGGATCTAGTAAAGGGAAATTGCCAGATTTATTATTCAAATCTGCTGGTGCTAAATCAAGTTTAATTGCATTTCTTGCTCTGATAGGAACTAATTCGTTTGTATTTGGATTTATCTCTGCAGAAGTAAATTCTTTATTAATGAAGTTAGTCGTAGAAAAATCGTCAACAAAGAAACCAGACTTAAATCTATTTCTACCCTCCGCATCTTGAATTTGAAGAGTTTTAGTATCCATTTCAAGTAATGTGAGAGATGTTGTGGTTTCTAGATTCTTAACTCTATCATCAATACCACTGATGTCTCTCATAGTATATCTTCGATTATCAATTAATTTAAATATAGCATCTTGTGGATTATAAAGATATGCTGGATATGAGATCTGAGCAATTTCTAATAAACCCTCACTTTTTTGTGGTGGTTTTGGATATCTTGCTGAAACACCTTTCTGAACAATAAATTCTTCCTTTGAGTTTAAATATAACTTATCAATTCTAGGAAGATAATACTCATAATTTACTACTGATCCTTCATCCGTTTTTAGAAAAATATTAGATGCACTATTGAATGTTCTTGCTGTAAAATCAAATGGTGATTTATTGGTTGATGTAAATGCATCAACTCTTGGTCTAAAATCAAGAGTATCTGATGCCTTATACTGTTCAATGTAAGGAATATCAGTGGCATATCTTTCATCATCATAACTTAAAACAGTAAATACATCTCCTGTATCATCAGTTGGAATTGTGTAATGATCAAAGATTATTAAAAGTTGTCTAGATGGTTCTGGAACACCTTGATTTCTAATAATACTTGAATAGTCATAAAATTCTGTGTTCTGACCTTTGTCAAGTTTATATGATGTTGTTAAATCTTTTCTAACTCCTAATACTATTAATTCGATAGATGATTTGATATTTGATTCAGTAAATGTAACAACTTCTCCTGTAACAAAAGATGAATCATTAAGATATATAATTTCTATGCTATTTGGGTCAACAGATCCGTTTATTTCTGCATTTGTGGAAATAACCCTTGCGATTGCATCGGAATCAGATCCAGTTATGATTTCCCCTACTACACAATTACTTGAAACTGCAACTGATGCACTAAATTTCAATTTATCTAATGTGGGTGCATTTTCGTCAACTGATTCATATACTGCAATTAACTTAGCGACATCAGGTCGATTTAAACATATTCTTTCATCTTGAACTCTTAAACCAAAAAATCTATTGAATAATAATCCATCAGCAAGTGCTGTTGTACCATCTCCAATCGCTGTAGTAACTCCCGAAATTTCATTTTTAGATTTATTTACAGTTAATTTTTCACTACGATTATATGTTTTTAACTTACTTTTTATGAAATTTTTCTGAACAGTTGTGTTTACAACTACATTATTACTATTTTGTAATCCAGAAATTGTAGCATTATTTCCTGATAATACAAATGTATCATTAGTTATTTCTCCAATGTGGCCACTGGTGCCACTACTGTTAAAGTGAACTGAGTATCTTTCCTCATCGAATGTTGCCCATGCTACATCAGTTAAATCTGTGTCAGATGTGTTTATAACTAGTTGATTACCAGTAACTTCCTCTCCTGTAATCTGCCTACTTAATAATAAATTAGATGTATTTAAATCAATTGAAGAAATATTTTCATCAGGTAAAGGTGCAAACAGACCAGTTTCATTAGTACGTATAATTGGTACACCTAAAAATGCATTGACAGAAAAACTATCATCACTTTCTATTGGCAATGATCCAGTAAAAACATCAGTGGTTCCAGATCCAATTGCTTGCAATGTTGCTGTCTTCCCATCAGCAGAGATGGATACTACTCTGTTAAATACTTCTTCATTAGAAAATTGTGGACTATTATATCTTATGATAGAACCTGTCTTTATACCAGTAAAACCTCCACTGGCAAGGTTCGTTGCAGTTGCTATACCTGTGTGACCCACATAAATTTCATTAACACCATTGGGTAAAGGTGATTTTTGAAGAACAGTTCTTGCAAAAAATTGTGGAAATTGTGTTATGTTTTCTTGTCTTATAGATTTTATATCCTCTACGCCAAATGAATTTACAGTTCCAACACCAACAGGAAACTCAACTCCATTAATCTCTAATATTTCATTCTTTAAAAACTTACCAGATGTTTGTCTTACACTTAATACTCCACCAGGTGTTCCACTTGATATAGAAAATCCTACAGCACCACTACTTTTACCAACAATTAAGGATGATAAAGGTGCTTCAGATTCAGTAAGAGTTCTATTTAAAATTAAATCAGTGTTTGTTTGAATATCATATAGATGTAAATCCCATTTAGTAGAATCATTTTTATACTCACTATCCTTTAAATTAAATCCATACGCTCTTGCACTACCAATATTTTCTCCTACTGTTTGTTCACCAATCGTGTAAGACTTAAAAAGTTCAACAATTTCACCATTTTTAGGAACTCCTCTTACATTATAAACTGTTAATTTATTTGGTGATGTGAACGGTATTGTTACACTGTTTATTTTTTCAGTATCTCTTGGTTTCTCTACGTCAATAATTGAAGTATATGGTTTATCTACCTGATAACCTTTGATATATGCTTTACCTGATGATAATTTTATTACCGCTAAGTCATCTGATGGAGTGTTTCCTTGATCTGTTTTTTGGTCATCAAAGAAAATTCCATTACTACCAATTTTATCATTTAATGAATTATGAAGTGAGGGTATAAATGGTTTAGTTGTATAATTGCCAGATTCATCGTAAGTTCTCTCTGCAATATAATCTTTTAATAAATTATATCTTGTTTTTGTTTGAATTTTCTTTACTTTACCATCAGTGACACGAAGTAGTTCAACAAAATCAGTATCATCTAGATCAGTTATTAATTTTTTAGTTAATGTAAGAGTTATTTTTAATCTATCAGCACCTGGTGCCGCAAAATTGGTAAACCCTTTTGCATTATCATACAAAGATGAGTCATCTTTTGCACTTACAAAAGATTCTGTAACCTTTAATCCAACTCTATAAGTAGGTGTATTGGTATAATAATCAAGAATTAATGTTTGCTTTGATACATTTACAAAATAACCTCTAATAAAATAAACACCTTTACCAATTGATGCAGCAGATCCTATAGATGTAGCATCTACACTAATCAGAGATGCAAAATCTGCATTTGCTTGAATCGTTGTATTGCCATATGGTATATTTTCATCACATATAAGTGCCTCCCCATCTTCAAATGAACTTGTTTCGAAGCTATCATTTCCATCAATATATTTTACATATATGGTAATATCATCAATAGGATCAGTGGTTGGTAATGCAACTTTTTCAACCGTTGCACTTACATTCGATATTCTACCTGTAATTGTTTTTCCAACAAGATTGTTAATATAAAGAGATATATCTATTCCGAAATTTGTAGAGTTTAACTTTACTGCATGATATCTACTATCAAATACAATATTACCTGGTATAACAACAGACCCATTCTTAAATAAATGACTTCCAAAATCTTCAATTTGATTTTGCAAAATTGATTGTGAAGTAGTTAATTCTCTTGCCTGAACTGGAAAACCTGGATTAAATAATACCTTATAAAAATTATTATCCGAATCGAAGTCATCGAAGTATGGACTTACATTTAAGTTTGATTTTTGTGCCATTTGTTTTAGAATTCCAGAATGATTTTGCCTTGCGTCCCTTGTTACTAGGCCACGATTATCAATATAAATTATTTCACCTGTCTGTTTATTTATCTCAGGATTAGCAAGACCATTTGTGAAATTTACACCCAAATTAACTACCTTGTTATTAACAACTGTAGTGCTACCACTGAAAGATGATATACCAATTCCAAGAGGTTCTACATTTCCAGAACCCTGCACAAATTCAGTTATCTTACTTTCAGAACTTACTCCAACATAATCTGTTTGATTTGTTGGTGTATCACCTCCAAAATATAAAGATCTGTCCCTTGAATATTTTAAGACATTAGTTTGTGTATTATAGGATGTAACATATCCTTTTGCTGTTCCCTGACTTATGATGCTTCCAACAGTAGGTGTTGTACCAGGATTTCCAGATAATTTCATCGCAAAGGCAGATGAAAAATTTATTTCATCAAAAATTGTATCTTCATCTGCAAATGTTGAAGGATTTTTAAGTAATCCAACTTGAGAAAATTTAGTGCTTGTTGGAAAATCGGGTGTAGAATCATCAAATCTTGTATAAATTAAAATTTTGTCTGCACCAAGTTCCGTATATAAGTCATATCCATGTCCTCTTGATGGAGGAATTATCGGAATTAATTTTGCTCTATTTTCTAATGAGATTGATGTTGTAACCTGAATCGAACCTAAGTCTACGATACCATAGGTATATCCGGTTCCACCACTTGTAACAACTGTTTTTGTGATCTTACCACTTGAATTCACTGTTACATTAACAACTCCTCCTGACCCATCACCTAAAATATTCAGAGAGTGACTACCCTCCTGATAAGAGGAATTACCACTTTTTTCTATGTAAACTTTCTTTATTTGATTATTGTTTACTCTAGAATCTCCTGCCTCTCTCACTGATTGGATTTGTGAATCAGTTGATGTTGACCAGTCATTTGGCAGTGCTATAAATTCTGTCGAGTCAAATTTGATAATATCACTCGGAGAAATTGTAAAAAGATATTTCCAAATATATCCATCACCACTTGTACCCGCTGCAGAGGGTTCTGTATCGGTAAAAGTTGGTTCATCAAGTGAATTACCACCTTTCGCTGAATCACTTCCTGGTATTCCTGAAGATCCATTATCAATACACACATAAACTCTCAAATCACTATTTACAACATAATATCTTGAATTATATAAACTTGACTGTTTTGAGTTAGGTGACTGATTAGTTATACTATAATCATGTCGATACATATCGTATCTTGTGTTTGCAACCCAATTGTTTCTCTTAACAACTCTTCTTATATTAGCACTAGAAATTTTCTTACCAAATAATATTGTGTCTTTACTATGAGAAAGATTTTGAAAATTATCGATTGGATCAGATGGCCAATTGGTAGAGGTTGTTCTTCCAAAACCAGGATTAGTATCGTTAATCGGATTTGATAATCCTAAAAACACATAATAAGAATTTGATGAATCTAATATAGAGTCAACGAAATTATTTGCATTAAATATTCTAAATTGATCTGTAACTATTGCTGGCATATTTATAGTTTTTTATATATTTATAACAGTTTATGGAGACTTAGGTAAAGCACCAGTATTTCTAAGAGTATAATCCCCACCCGACCTTTGAATTGATGGGAATGTAGATAAACCGGAATCCACTTCGAATCCTTTAACAAGTAATGTTATAGGTGAACTGGATCTAGTTAGAGATGATAATTTACCAAATGATAAAGTACCGATGTTAGGTAAAACACCAGTATCTAATATATTATCAGGAGTAGTCACAGTTGCTTTACATTTTATTTCTGCATTTGTACCGGATCTAGTTATAGATGACACTTGATATATATTATCAAAAAATGTTGTTCCAACACCTATTGTCTGTACACCACCACTAGCTAATGATGTAACACTATGACCGAATGTTGTGTTACTGACGAATATGTAATCATTGTTTCCTAAACTATCAAAATTACCTGTATCAGTTCTTGATGCATTAAATGTTATAGTCGATATGCCACTTGTAGCAACTCTTATTCTAGTGATAGTTGCAGAAAAACCAGAGACTGCTTCAACTTTAATTATTTCAGTTTCTCTAACAGGAGGTTGAACAAGAACACTTGGAGCAACAGTATATCCAAAACCTGCGTTAGTGATTGTAACTGCATTGATACCTCCATTATTCACGGTTACTGTTGCAGTGGCAGTTGTTCCAACTCCAACTCCAATTGATGGTGGAGCACTTATGCTTATAGTTGGTGCAGTTGTATAATTACTTCCACTTGAAGCAATACTTATCGCATTTACCTGATTATTAGAAATTGTTGCTGATAGTATTCCAACTGTTGGCACAATAGAATTAGGAATTAATTTAACGTTAAAATCAGGACTTCCTTCATCCTCATAGTTAAAGAAATCAGCATTATCAACATATATGTTATTGGCACCATCAGTGATATTTCTTATTACTTTAGCAGTAGGATATATTTGAGTTGCGATTGAATCTCTTGTTTTTGGAACAATTCTACCATTTATAATTTTATCGTTCTTTTGCTTATATACATTTAATGGTTTAAAATTAATCTCATCTATTCCCTGTCCCACATAAACATTAGTTTCAAATCTATCTTGAGTAGTTAGATCAAATACAGTTCTCTCATCCTGTGAAACGGAAGTACTGATTCCAGAAGATCTCATTATCTGAACAGTATCACCCTCTTCTAAGGTTTTGTTGATATCTGTGCTTAGAGCACTATCAACGCCAGCTGTTCCTTTATAAACGTAAATTACAACATCATCATCTACTGATGGAGCAGTAGTAAATGATAATACTGTTCCACCTTCAAACTGATAGTTCACACCAGGTTTTTGAACTACACCATTTACAAATATGATCAATAAATTCTCAGCAATGATATCTGAATCATCATCTATTGTTATACTTAGTAATTCACCATTATAACGTAATGGGTACACTGTTCTAGATCCATCTTGTAGATCTTTAATTGAATCAATATAGTCAAGTTCTCCAAACTGCCAAGATGAGAAATTATCTTGGTAAACATCTGTAACTTCAAGCGTAAAGGGTTCAGCTCTTGTAAAACTCTTGTCAGTAACTAAACCTACTGGTGTAAATTTATCACCCTTTCTGAATTTATATCCACTTCTGCTCAGTTCAAAATTTAAAATTCCTGTTGTGGTAACTCCACTTACACTAATTAATGCACCGATACCAGTTTCAGGACCTGTTCCAAATCCAACTCTTGAAATACCTTCAATAGACATGTTACTATATGATGGACTAGGAACAAATATTTCAGGTTCTTTATAATTAGTTCCACCATCAACAATATTAAATGATAGAGTTCCACCAACTCCTATTGTGGTAGTAATTTTTGCTCCTGAACCTACATTTGCACCCACATTTACTGTAATTGTATCAGCATTAAATGATAAAATTGCAGTAGATATACCTGCAACAGGATCTGTCGATCTTGGATATGAATGAATTGTTGAATAATCATCTTTTGAACAGGCGAATGATATAGAACCTGTTGCGATCTGAACTGTATTACTATCTGTCAATCCATGTGTTTGAATTCCAGTACCACTTATGAATAAAACTAAATCTCCTGTCACAGGGTCATATGATGCATCAGATGGTGTAAACTGTGCTCCTGTATTTGCTGTCACCGCATTTGTATCTGCACTTATAAAATCATGGTCGTAACCAGGATCAAATACTGTTGCTGCTACTGATACACCATTTGTTGTAATACCAGTATTGTATCCTGAACCAAATGTTAGGTTGCCAAACCAATTTTTTACAGTTCCTCCACCAACAAATGTGTGTGGGATTGTGCTTGGTCCAACTTGAGTTTTAAATGTATTTGTTGATGATATTGATACCACAGAGAACTTATCTCCTATTGTTCCATCGGGGAAAATAGTAGTCGTAACACCTGCATGAGGAGCAGCACAACTAAACTCTAAATTAGATAGTAAAACTTCATCAGTATAACCAATTCTCAAACCATGTTTATCAACAGTGGTAATTTCTAAAACTCCCGTATTATTGTCATAAGAAGCGGTTGAAATATTATTAGATGCACCACTATATGCAACTCCTACTATAGATGTGATTGTTCCTCCAGTAGATATCTGAGGTTTTACAATTGCTGGAACTAAAGGTGCATAACCTAATCCACCTGATGATCCAAGAGATACAATTACACCACCTCTCGGTAAATCATTTTGATTCACATCCGTATCATTTGTAATAATATCTCCATCTGCCACTGTTGTAATTCCAGAGAAAATCACAGTTGTTGTAGACACCCCAGAGGTTATATTTTCAACAATTTTAAAATTACCCCTTGAATTATTAACAGTTGATGGACTTTGGAATATATTATTAATAAAGAGAATACCGTTTCCTCCAGTATTTCCAATACCTGATGTTGATATTCCTCCTGATTTTAATTCAAATGTCGATGCAATACCTGTAAATTTATTTGATATATCATCATATACCCTGTTCGTACTATAATCATTTCTCAAATAAACTCTTCCCTCAAAATCAGACCTTGCTGGTGGCAAATTAGATTCATCAAAATCGATTGAATTGTTACCTCTTGGTGCCTCAGAGAAGTGAATCTCCTTACCAACAATATTATAAGAACCTTTAAAAATAGTAACATTACTTGAATTATTATGAGATGCTGCAGAACTTCCAACATAACCTCTTTTACCTTCAATTAAAGGTATAGATCCCGTTGCACTTATTGGACCTGCTATATTTGTTCCAAGTCCTACATTTGTAACTCGAATGTATTCATCATCTATTTTTATAAGATCTTCATTATTGATAGATGATATTCCACTCAATCTGAATATTGTTGAAGCAGAACTTATATTTCCTACAAGTTGATATACTAAATCTGTCTGAGCAATTGGATGTTGTACCAGACCATCAATTGTAATTAATGTTTTTGAAAGACCTTTTGCCATTTCAAATTGATGATTATTACCCTCTCCCGCATCTACAAATTCTACAGCATTGCCTCCTCTGGTTGTTGATATTGAAAATGTATCATCATTAATTCTAATTGCAAACACTGAAGTGGGTAATGGAGAAGTATTACTATCACCATCATGTTTAAACATCATCGCTGTTGAACCAATTCCAACGAAAGATGCTTGAGGTGTGTAAATTAACTCTTCGTTTGTTCTGAAGAAATGATTCTTGATTGTGAATGTTTTACCAGTCCCGATGTTTATAATTGATGTGTCTAATGGATTGAATGTTTTAGCAAAAATTGGAGTATCATTATTTGTCAATTCAAAATTTCTTCTGTTTATTCGATCACCATTTAAAGCATTATATAAATTTAAATTTGAGGACTGAGTAAGTTTTCCAAAAATTACTGGATTTGGATAATTAACAGATCCTAATTTAGTTTTTTCATCAGTATCTGAATAAAATACCTCATTCAAAGATCTAACTGTTGTTATACCACTAGCATTATCTGGTATAAATTGTAGAACAAAATTATCACCTACAAATTTTGCATGGAAAGTCCCTATTCCTAAAGGAGGATTGGCATTATTTTCTCCTACGCCATTTACTATTGACAAATACTCACTTGAACTAGTAAATATTTCAGTGCCATTATGTGTAACATATACCTGATGTAATGCTTCTGATGTTGCAGTCGCAACATGAGCAGTTGATTTTAAAGCAATAAATTTATCTTTATCCAGTGTTGCAATCGTGCTTATGCCTGTTTTTTCATCAAATTTAGATTCAACTAATTGAGTTCTTTCACTATTATCTTCCTGAAGTGGTGCTAAGAATCTATATGTACCGATTCCAGCAGATGTTGTTCCAAATCCTACTATACTTGATCTAACTCTTATTGGATTGGATCTTGTATTAGTTACATTAAATGATAAAATGCTATTACCGATTCCAGAAAGTGACGGACTAAATGTTGCTAAGAAATTTGAACTAAATGTTCCTTGATTGGAATCAAAATATGATTCTGTAAAATATGTGTTTGTTGCATCCCTTCCAACTAAATGTTCAACATAATTCATATCATTAGTCACAGTATCAGTGACTTGTGTTTTAATAAAGAGACTATCAGATGCAAATGTACTGATAATTGAAGAGGTTGTTCCTACTCCAACATTAGCAACTGATCCTGTTATATCTGCAAAACCAAATGAATTAGTTCCTATTCCAGTTAGAGTTGTATTAAATTTAGATTCAATTTGTTTGATATCGTAATCAACATCAAATTTAAATGCATCTGATGGCGTAAATCTTAAAGAGTCTCTACCAAATTCATTTACTAATTCAAATTTTGTGAAGTCAGATTCTGAACTTAACTTACTTCTTTCAAGAAGATATGACCCTGAATTATTATTCAAAATAATTAATTCTGCAATTTGCGTCTGAGTATTATCAGGATTTTTGATTAATGTGAGAACTCTATTAAAACCATCAGATGGTTGAACTTGTATGATATCCAAGAACGAATTTGGATCACTATTTAAATTTGAATAACGTGAACTAATATCATCAATATTTAAAACATTATTTGATTTTGAAATGATGAAATCAGTTAATTTAACTTTTTCTAGTTCTATGAATTTAGACTTTGTTTTATCTAAATTTAAATCGGTTGAACCAGTGCCGACAAATATATCTCTTGCACCATCAAAATTGTATATTGTATCAACTCTAACTGTCTCTGCAAAAGTTGGTAAAACATCTAAGAAAGTTGTTACTTTTGCACTTCCTCTTATTGGAAAAGCACTTGAGGAAGAAGATATTCCAGTGTCTGAGAAATTTTTAAATCCTGATGTATGTACTAAATTATTGACAGGACTCTTCAAATCATTCCATTCAATCGGACTCTGTATTGAGTATGATAGATTCTGATAATAATCGTTATTGGGCAGAACTTGAATATCTTCATTTAATTTTCCAACATTATTCTCCCAACCCAAATCTTTAATCAGTGAATAATTAACCTCAAATTGACCTTGGTTTATGAATACATTAGTAGTTTTTGCTTTGTTTCTTGAAATAGATCCAATTAAAATATCACCCTCGTTTAAATTATCTAAACCTTGCAACTTAACAAAATTTTCACCTGATTCAACAACTGTTAAATCTCTTTCAATATCATCAATTATAATTTTTTCACCAATAGTAAACCCTGCCTCTTGCAAATTTAATTTAAATTTTGGATAAACATTAGAGTTAATAATATCTGCAAATCCTCCTACTGATGTGACAGCAACACCAGTGTTTGTTGTATATTCTGAAACATCGATAGTTATTTTATCTAAGGTTCCAGTTGTGTCTACACCAACTACTGATAGAAACTTATATCCATAATCGGAGGAGTTAAATCCAGATCCTGCAACTCCAACTTTCTTTAATCCTTCAATAAAGACTGAATCGCCAACTTCAAAGGGATTGTTTACATATCCAAACGCTGGTGTTGTTATAAAGACATCGAAAGTTGATGTATTAGCAGAAGAATTAACTTTTTGAATACTTACACCGTTTGTATTGCTAGTTGCAGCAATGGCAACATTTCCAACAGATATACCAGTTGGTGATTTCTCAATATCTACTCCTAATAATGAAGATCCAGATGTAGTTGGTGATGATAATGTTGCAGTGATCAGACCATCATCAAACGGTGCTCCTGTTTCTGTATCGATAACTATCAATTCTGGTGGAGTAATATAATTAGCACCACCATCAATAACTTCTACACTTGAAATGGACTTTGATCCTCTTAATTGAATAAATTTAGGTAAAAGTGCTTCTGGTTGCAAAGTAGGATCAGAAGGATACTCAAACCCTTCATTAATCACTCTTACATTTCTAATATTACCAACACTATTTGATTTAGCTAACACATTTACATCAACAACCGAAGTTGTTCCAACACTTACAAAAGTGGGTAATTTCTTATAATTTGAACCACCTGAGACTATTTTAACAGAATTTATAGAACCTGTTACATTTTCTGATGTTGTACTGTATGATAATTCAACAGTATTTAATTTGTTAGTGATGGTTCTTAATGGTTCATCATCACTATTGAATGTAAAGGTCTGTACACCAACATTTGATATTTTAAAAGTGCCATTATAATTATTTTTTACAAATTCAATTTCGGAGTAATTTTTTACTGTATTATCAGCAGTTACTGCCACACCCAATTTTTCAATATTATAATACAATCTATCAGGTATTTTACTTTCATAATTTATTGTAAATTTGGAATTTGCCTCACCCTCAGTAATGATACCCACCGGTGTATTAAAACCTTGACTAGATCCAGTAGACACAAATTCATTTCTAAATTCTTTATCATAATAAATTTTAAATTTATATCCAGTCAGAGATGAATCTGAGGTGTCAAATACTAAATTATTATTTTTCTCTACAAATATTTTTGGATTTATTTTAGAAAATGTATGAATTCCAGATCCTGTTGTTGATGTGATAGCAACGACTATTGGAGGATTTGCTGTTGCATTTTCAAATGAATCACATAAATTGAAAGTTCTATCATCAACAACACTTACAAAATAATCACTATTACCCAAACCTACGGGAATATTTGTTGAAACAAGATTTATTTTTTGTCCTGTTGTAAAATTATGATTCTCTAATGTTATTATATTTGCACCAGTTTGAAAACCAACAGGAGGTAAGGATGTTGTGATGCCAGATGTAGGACATGTAACTGAATCTACAAGTATACTATCTTTTAAAACATCTCTTTTAACAACTACCTCAGATAATGTTCCAACACCTACTGATGTATTTGAAATTACATTAATTTTAATTAAATCGCCATCATTTAATTGATGAGAACTAGAACCTAAAGAAACAGTATTTTTTATATTTTTAACGCTTACCTTTTCTTGATTAAAATTAGTTTCAAATGAATATGTATCTTTATCCTCTACTGCTGAACCACTGATTTGATCGTGGAAAAATACCTCAGATCCTCCGATGATTGTTTTTATTCCGATAACATTTTTGTTTTTATTAACTACAAAAACAGTTGATGGCATTGAAGTAATTGTACCATCAGGTGTATCTGAATAACCTATCGGATTTCCACCATTCTTAACTGTTAATTTTTGATTTGTAACAAATGGATGATTTTCTAGATATATTCCTTTTGTTGGGATTGTCCTAGTAATTCTGGTCTCACCGAATGAAAATTCTGTAGATTTTGATTGACCAGCAGTAGTACCAAATCCAACTGATTTGACAGGATTATAAAATACTTTTTGATTTACATTCGAGTCAATGTTGTCAACAGATTTTTTAATTGTAAATGAATCTGGAACGATATAAAGAGGTGTTGTTGCTGTATGTGCTAATCCAGTATCTCCTCTCTCAACGGTGATTATGTTTGGTTGATCATATGTGTTTAAAACAGTAAGAGTCTCAATTCCTGCACGTATTTTGTCTCCAACCTTTACAAACCTTGCAATATCAGAATAAATTTCAGTTGTAGCAGCACCTGCATTTGAAATAATTGGAGAAATGGCAGAAGAAACAATTGATGAAACACCTATGACATAAGATCCATTTACATGTGAAAGTGATGATGTCAAACCTGATATAACCACCAAATCACGATCAACTAAATTATGGAAACTTGGAGTTGTAATCCTTATATTATCATTATCTTCTTTTGTGATTGTAGATTGATTGTAAGTTAATGTGTTTGATGTGATACTTGAAATTGATACACCTTTAATTGACTCAACTTTTGCAATTAAACCATCACCACCAGTTCCTGTATTGTCAAAATTTAATATATCACCAACTTTCTGATTAGTTCCATCTTCAATGATCTGTATTTTATTGATAGATCCAGATTCAACTGTCTCTATCTCAATTTTTTGAGTTTCTAATGAATTTGCTTCAGTAATAAAATCATTTCCAGCATCATTCTCAGTTACATTATATGGGAAAGTATTTCTCCTTAAAGATGAGTTGGAAAAGTCAAATGACTGATTAATTATTAAATTATCCTTTTCAAACTTTGATCTATACTTATTACCTATGAAGTAAGGGAACGCTGGAGCAAAACTTCCTGATGTAATAATTCCTGTCGCATGATATGCATAAACACCATTCGGATAATCATCATTTATTTCGTATCTACCATTAAATTCATCCAAATCACCACTACCATCAAAAACATAATCTTCAATAAAAAATCCAGTGCCAAATGCAGGACCAATTGGTCTATCAATTACTGAGTTATCAACTAATTTATATCCACTTTCTAGTAACTTAAAATCATTGGTTTTCTTTTCAGGATCTACATATCCATATGGACCGTATATTGGATTTCCATCATACGCCCATCCGATAATTTTTGATACATTAGTTCCATCATCTTTGAATGGTTCACGAGAGTAACCACACATAACATTTTTTAATATATCTTCATGCTCTTCTAACCTATTAAAACTTGGTGATGAATATTTTAAGTTATTATTTACATTGAGAGATCTCACATTTGCACTAATAACACCTCCAACACCCGATGGAGTAACACGAATTGAAGTAGTTGACTCTGAATACCCAATTCCAGCAGATATAACTTCTACACGATTTACTGAACCAGTTAGTTCTCCATCTATTTCATTCATTACAACTCTCAATTTTGCACCATTACCAATTCCTAAACTATCAATTACTTCAATTACAGGTGTTGAAAAGAATTTAGATCCTGAGTTTCCGATAGAAACTGTTGATATTCCACCGGTGATTGAATTAATAACTGGTTTTAACTCAGGAATTGAACCATCAGAACCATTTTTTATCTTAACGATTGGACTATTTTCAAAATTTAAAATACTAGAACCGTAACCTGATCCCTTTTCAAGTAAATATATATCACTTATTTCACCTTTTACAACGGGTGTGATATTTGCAATAACCTTTTCTGATCCAAATGTACCAATACCCAAATATTCAACCGTTGCCACTATATCTGGATATTTAAATGTTTGTGTACCTATACCTGTTGACTCAAAGTTTACAAATTTTTTCTGATTGAAATTGATTAATGAAGTTCCACCTATACCAGCATCAGATAACTTAAATGAATCATCATCTACTTTCGTAACGATATACTGTTGATTTGGTGTTGTTGATAATCCTGTAATTGTAGTACCAACATGTTCATATAAGATTTTATCACCATCTTTGAAATTATGATTTTCGAATTTAATTTTATTAAAAATTGTTGATATATTTGATGGTTGAACTGATAACTTTCTATTTTCATACCCTTCTCCTCCGGAAAGAACGTTCACACCTAGAATTGTATTATTAACAGATCCAACAATTAGTCTTTGTATACCTCCAGATGTCACTGCAATACCAATCGCATTTCTTCCGTCAATGGCAGCTGCTGCCTCTTTCTGAGACTTATAAAATCTAACCGTCTTATCATTAACAATACTTACAAAATATTCATTATTTGATATAAAATCACCAACAGTCTCACCTATTGAAACTTGTCTATTAGAACTGTATATTACTCTATCACCTGAATTTAAATTATGACGGGTTCTGAAGGTTAGAGTTCTTTCGGAACTATCTACACCAAATCCATTTAAAGTGGTAAATGGAATAGCGTCAAATACTATTTCTCTTGATCTTTTTCCTATGATCGGTTCTATAACAGCACCTGATCCATTTCCACCAGTAATCCCGATAGAAACAACCCTATCAATATCAAAATCTTGTGGATCAATAAAAGCATCCACTACTTTTCCTTTAACACAAACAACAGATGTAGCACCAGTCCCAACTCCTTCTGAAATTTCTATCTTAGGTGGATTAATTACATCATATCCACTACCACCTGATAGAACATTAAGATCACTTATCGGTCCAAAGTATATCTTATCGTTTGTCTTGTAATTAAATATTTCTACACCATTTATCATTTTACCAATACTGCCAGGTATGGTAACATTAACACCTCCATCCTTTAAACTAGGATTTAATGGAAATTTCTTGAATGATTTTGAAGGACTTATTATATTTGATCTTTGTGAATACAGAGTAAATGTATGTTCCGCTTCAATTATGTTACCTTCATTATCCTTTGGAAAATCTAACTCTAAAGCCGTGCCACTTGGTATAAATGATCTCGATGAATATAATTTTACTGTGCTGGCATTTGGGTCAACAATTTCAATAAAATATGCTCCCGTATCTATTCCAACACTCTGGGCAGTTGCACCAACTCCAATTGAATTGAATGTAGGACCACTTGATTCATAAAATACTTTATCACCTGTTATTAATTTAATATTATTACCCTGTTCTTCAATTTGTATTGTTTTAAATTTACCCGTGCTTAAATTTAAATCTGTAAATGTGTTAAATTTAACTTTATTTAATGAAAGATCAATATCTTCAAAAAATGCAGCGTCAGGTGTAGAAGAATTTTTAGCAGATGGTAGAGAGTTTGATGCAGCATACCCACTATCATCATCAAAGTATACGTTTGTTACATCTGATGTAATATTATCATACTTTAGAGAAACATCATTACTTACTGCTTTGTTTAGTTTTTTTCTTAAATTTGAATTTGTTCTAACAGATTTTAAAGTAGTGCCTTTAAATCCACCATCTGGTAAACCTGAAATTTTTATTATTGTATCACTTAAAATATCTTCTACAAATGGTTGAGTATCATTTGCTGATGGGTAAATAATTTCATCGGGTCTGCTTTGATTTACAAACTCTACTTTATCTCCTTTTTTAAATATTGACCTATCAATTTTTTTCTTTAGTGTAAATGTGCCAGAACCGTCATATTCATCAATTCCTATGAATGAAGATGTATTGTAAATCCAAGAATTAGCAAAAATCTCTTTATTGTTTTTAATTGTGGGATTTAAGACTTTATCACCCAAATTCTTAATTGTAATTACATCCCCTTCGGAGATTATTGCATTTTCTGATTTTTGATTAAATTTTGATAAGATACCTGTAATTCTAAACTCAACTTTTTTTGTAACATCACCATCTTCGTAACCAAAATATATTTCATCTGAGAAAACACTATCTGATATTGAAATTGCAGATTCTATGCCTGTGCATCCTAAAAACTGATTTACAGTTTTATCACTATAAGAAATTGTATTGATGCCAGATAAAACTTTACCACTAGAAGGAAATCCAATGGTAGAATCAACTGTAATAACTGAAGATCCAATAGATATATTTTCAATAGATTTACTACTAGGTGTAATCTTAAAATTACCCTCTACCAACGATGCACCACTATATCCTATGAAAAGTGAAAATTTAAAATATTGTTTTCCTTGTCTTGTAAATGGTTCGACCTCAGATACAGAAGCTTGTGTTGTTGGATCATTTAATTTTTCTATCTTTTTGATCGTCTGCCCTACTAAACCAATCGGATTCCCTGATAAAACTTCTACTATAACTGTTTCTCTTCTTAAATACTCTGCTGCTGATGGTTTGAATAGTAAATCCTCTAAATTTAAAATTTTTGGATCAACACCATACAAAACACGAAATAATATTTTTATCGCGTCATCTGTACCTTTTGTTTCATAGAATGATTTGATTTCTTTTAAAAAATTACCAATATTTAAACTTTTATCAAAATTAAGATTTTCAAATCCTGGTGCAAATGTATACTTTATCTTTTTATAAAATTCATTTAAAAATAATGAACTTAAATTTTGAATTGATGAACCTGCTACATGTACACTAGCATTAGATTCTGTAAATACTAATTCTTCTTCATTTAATTCAGCATGATAACTTGTTATACCACTAAATCCACGAGTTAATCCTGTAAATGTATTTGAAGTAATACCAGTATAAGTTAAGATTTCATTATCGATCTTTAGAAGACCATATTTATTAGGAAACCCTTTAGTGCTGGAAACAGTGACTGTATTAACTTCGTCAATTCCTATATCTACTGACAGAGTAGTATCATTAGATAATTTTTCTGGACTTAAATTATCAAAATCCAAGTATTGATCTAAGTTTTCCGCAATATCTACTACACCACTTTGAAATTCCTGTGAAATATAATATTGCTTTAAAAAATCAACAGTCTTCGGACTCTCTTCCAAAATAAAATTTGGAAGTTGAGAAGATATTACATCTTGTATTTTGACTCTCGATTCAATACCTGTTTGTATCATATTATTCTCTTATTAAATTTCCATTTGAATAACTTGAAGTGTAATAATCTCTCACAAACTGTGTTCCTGATATTTCGTCACCAGATGCAATCACATCCCTAACCATATTTATGGTACTTTTTGAAACACTTAATTCAAGATATAAATCTCTCAAACCAACTACATCATTCGACTCTGGAAATGCTTGAACTTCAATAATATCATTTTCCTTAACTGTAGATAATATATTAATTGTTGTTAATTTTACTTCACCATGAATATAATCTACAACTCCTGCTGATTTACTCACAACTCTTATTTGACCATCATCAATTGGTTTAACAATCGATAATATACCTGTCTGACCATCTGCGTTAGGTATATCAGTTATATACACAGGAGATGATTCACCTGCAACAAAAAATCCTGTTGATTTAATATTAAAACCATTTGGATCAACATGAAATCTATTTCCATAACATAGTTCATACTGTGCAAATTGATTAACTGATGCCTTCAAATCTCTTCTGATTATGACTTTTGTAATATTACTAGTAATTGCTGTATCAGTTTTGTCAATCACTTGTAACATTTTACTATATTTAAACCTACCTCCAAATTTATTGAAGTTTACAGACTGTGAGTACTTAGTTAACGAATTTATAATTTTACTTTTAAGGGTATCCTCAGTCGAAATCTGAGAATAATTATAATATGATGCTATGTCAAGTTCGACGTACAGTATTTTTAAATCAATTAGTTTTTGATTAATACCAGCAACACTATATTTTTTTAACTGAGATAATATTCTCGACTTTGTAAAGTCTGAAATGTATGTTGCAAACTTCGGTTTAATACTTATTTGAACTGTACCAAACTCAGGGGGATTTAATTCTTCACCACCAACAACTGATACAGATTCTGTTTCAGGATATATCCTTTTAATTATAGCTTCATAGTCTCTTGGTGTAACTGCTCTATTTTGTGAAGAGTATATTTTAGGTGAATAATATTTAATTGAGTCTATAGGTTCAATATTAGATCCACCTTCTGATTTTGTTATAGTTGTAACAACTGGTGTGGACTCAGGAACAATAGTATTTCCTGTTGAAGTATTAATTAAGTTTCCGGAGAATGAAAATCCTTCTGCACCATTACCATCAACACCATCTGAAACGATATAATCAACGGTTATTATTGTACCATCTTGCTGAGTACCACTACCAAGTTTTTTACCCAATAAACCATCTCCAAAACGAATTTCATATTTTTCATCTTGAACTTCCTGTAAAAAATACACTCTAGATGTTGAATCAATATCAGTTATATCATCTGAAATATAATATTCATACCCAACTCCGGTTTCTTCTTCTTTTCTAACGTACACATGCAATGTTGATGTATCGATAAATGAATTATCTAATATAAACTTTTGATCTAATGAATTATCAAATTTAAACTGTTTAGTTAAGTGTGTCCCTTGATTAATTGTAAGATTATCAAAATTAACTACATAATCATTTCCTTCTTGTACAACTTGTTTAGAAATATTGTCAGAAATTGAAAAAATGTAAGATGAGTCATTTATACTTCCTACACATACAACACCCTTTTGAAGTTCGACTGAATTTGAGGTTGGTTCACTTGTTCCTAAATTTAATTTAAAGGATACCTGTGCCTTTGCAGCAGTCCTTGAACGAGGAACATACCCAATGTTACGTGCGAGTGAAACTACATTCTCACGGAGCGTTGCAGAGTCCAGAAAAGACTCATTCACGATCATATTTGAGTTAAATGCAGTTATGTATGTATTGTATGCTAATGTATCAAGTAATACAGAAAAATTCGATCCTTCAAAGTCAAATCCAGAAAAATCGCTGTTTGATCTGAGATAATCTTTAATTGACGTTTTGATTTGATCAAAATCTAAATTTGTAAACTTAGTTGTTGGCATTTTTTATCGTGTTGCTTCGAGAATGAATGAAAATTCTTGTCTAGGAAAATCTTGACCTATAATATCAAAAATTACTGTAACTTCAAAATCATTATCATCAGGACGAGGTTCTACTTCAACTTTTACATTATTAATTCTTCTTTCAAAGTTATGTAAGGCAGTTTTTATTTGCTCTTGTATAATAGATGCAGTACCAAAGTCTACAAAATCAAATAAACTACGATATACATCAGAACCAAATGTAGAATTAAAAAATTTCTCCGTAGGTATCGTTTCAACGATATTTCTCACTGATCTTATGATTGCTCTCTCATTTTTAAGAACAGGAAGATCTTTTGTCACAGGATGAGG